CGCATCAAATAAAAAGCGCAGATTAATTCGCGCTGCTACTCCAACAGCAATTAATGTTAAGGTGACAATGTCAACAACTGATGAATCCGTAAGTCCAATTTTAAACTCAGAAAGATTCAGTTTGTTCACATTGCAAAACATCATTAACAACGCAGGTATCTCTAATAACTTGATTAGTATTACCAACAGTGGAGGAAACCACGATAACGTTGCAAATATTAGTGTTACGATCAGCTCTCCAGACGTTGGATCTAACAGAGCAACAGCAAATGTTCTTCCAGGAATGTTGGTTGGCGGTAAATTGACTGGAATTAATATCATAAATCCAGGTGCTGGGTATCTAACAACGCCAACAATTACAATCACTGAACCTGCAAGATCAACAAATGCTACTGCCTTGATAAACGGTGAGACGGATGCAGCTGGTGGAAATATACTGGCTAAATATCAAACAAAAATTATTACTTTGGAAGAAGGGTTTGAGGCTGGCGACCTAGTCGTTAAAATGGAAGCAATTAAACCAACAGGTACAAATATAGCAGTGTATCTAAAGGTTCTATCTTCACTAGATTCTGATCCGATCAGCAGCAAAAAATGGCAAAAGATGACAGTTGTCAAAGACAACATATCGCCAAATCAAGAAAAGAAAGTCCCATTAGAGTTTAGACATTCTTTAACAAAGGGTTCTATAGAGTATTTTGATGGTGTTCGAAAAATGCCATTAGGTGGCACATTTAAGTATTTTGCAGTCAAAATTAGAATGACAGCAGCAGATCCAACAGTTGTTCCAAAAATAGAATCGTTTAAAGTTGTGGCAGTTCCTGGTGGTTAATATATGAAATTTAAAATTGAAGGAACTAAATTTTCTCGAGATGTTGACACAATGGCTATACTTTGTAATGATAGAGGTGAAGTTACTAGATATGAAAATGAACTGAGAAAACATCAAGAAAATTTGGCTAGAGACATAGAAATAAATAAAATAAAATCAGATATATCTGAAATAAAATTAATGCTACAAAGTTTGATCGATAGAGGATAAAATGGCTAACGCAAATATCGACATTGTTACAGTTACAAATACGTTCGATGAGTGGCGCACTCGATCAAACGATCTCATTACAGATCGAAATATTCTTCGCAACACTAATTATGTAAAGGATAATGGCGACTTTATTGTTTACAACGGTGCCATTACAATTAATAGAGGGACTGGCGGCGTTGTTTTATCAATTAGTGATGGTGCTGATGCTCTTATAACAGGAACAACAACTACTAGTGATCTTGTTGTTGGCGCTGACGCTCAAGTTGGTGATCAATTGACTGTTGGCGGAAATAGTATTCTTCAGGCTAACTTATCTGTTTCTAAAAATAGCGTCTTTTCGCAAACAGTTAATGTCGGCGGAACATTAAACGTCAATTCTAAGATTTATGCATACAATGCTAATGGCGATCTACATGTTGCATCAGGTAATCTTTCTGTTGCAAGTAATGCAACTATTTCAGGCAATTTAGCAGTTTCTCAAGATGCATCTGTAACTAAACAACTTACAGTTTCTGGTAACACAACTCTTCAGTCCAACGCAGCAATTTCTAAGAATTTGACTGTATCGCAAAATGCAACTATCAGTGGAACAGGTGAAGTTACTGGTAATTTTAGTGTTAACACTAATAAATTTAACGTCGTAGCATCTAGTGGTGATACAACAGTAGCTGGAAACACAACACTACAATCAAATACTTCGATTTCTAAGAATTTAACTGTAAGTCAAAACGCAACTGTTTCCGGAACTGGCGAAGTTACTGGCGATTTCAGCGTCAACACAAATAAATTTAACGTTGTAGCATCTAGTGGTGATACAACAGTTGGTGGAGATCTTACGGTTTCTGGTGGTGACATAACATCAACTGCAACTGCGAATCTATTAAACACTACTACAACAACACTTAATTTTGGTGGAGCAGCAACTACGCTTAACATGGGAGCAGCTGCAGGAACAGTAACAACTGCTGGCGATTTGAGTGTTCTTGGCGGCGATATTACTTCTACTACGACTGCTAACGTCGTAAACACATCAACAACAGTAAATTTTGCTGGTGCAGCAACAACTTTAAGAATAGGTTCTGCTTCTGGCACTTCCACTGTTACTGGCGATTTAGATGTTCAAGGTGGAGACATAACCTCTACCGCAACAGCAAATATTGCTAACACATCAACAACAGTAAATCTTGGTGGTGCTGCAGCAACCGTTCGTCTTGGATCTACATCTGGAACAACTGTTACTAGAAACGATTTGAGCGTAACTGGTGCAGGAACTGTTGGTGGCATACTGACTGCAGTTGGAAATACAATACTTTCTTCCAACCTTTCTGTCTCTAGAAATGTTACAGTTGGTCAAAATACTACAATTACTGGGACACTAGCAGTTGGTGGTGTTGCCACATTAGGAACTCTTGCTGTTACTGGTGTTGCGACTATTACTGGCAACACAAATATATCATCAAATGTTAATGTGACGCAAAACGCTTATATTAGTGGTACAGCTAATGTCGCTGGCGAATTAACTGCATCAAATATTAATCTAAGCACTTCTCAAACTCGTTGGATTCGTAACGGTGATGCCAATTTCGGTGACGTTACAATTAATGGGACTTTGGTGACTGTTGCTCCTCTTGTGTCTTCATTTGATAGAATTACACTAAGAGATGGTGCTGCATCAGGAGACGGTCATTACAGCGTTGATAGAGGTGCTGCTGCAACTGGTAACGCGACTCTTCGTTGGTATGAGACTTCTGGGAGATGGCAAGCAACAGCAAATGATGTCAATAACTCTCTATGGAGTGATTTATTGGTTGCAGCCAATTTATCATCATCAGTTCTTAGCACATCAGAAACAAATGCTGCAACTTCACTCGCAGTAAAAACTGCATTCGATACTGCTGTTTCTGGATCAAATACAACAACTGTTTCTGCAAATAGTGGTTCAACGATTACTGCAGTAAGATTAAATTTTATTAATACTGCTTCTATGAATGTTACTGTGACAAATGGAACATCTGGCAATGCAAATATTGCGTTTAGTGCAAACAACTCAAATCCACAATTGCTCGGACCACAAGGTGTAACAGGATCACAAGGTGCTCAAGGTATACAAGGAAGCAATGGAAGCAATGGAAGCAATGGATCGCAAGGTGCTCAAGGTATACAAGGAAGCAATGGAAGCAATGGAAGCAATGGATCGCAAGGTGCTCAAGGCGTCCAGGGAACAAGTGGAGGCAATGGAAGCAATGGATCACAAGGTGCTCAAGGCGTCCAGGGAACAAGTGGAAGCAATGGAAGCAATGGATCACAAGGTGCTACTGGCGCACAAGGAACAAGTGGAAGCAATGGAAGCAATGGATCACAAGGTGCTACTGGCGCACAAGGAACAAGTGGAGGCAATGGAAGCAATGGATCACAAGGTGCTACTGGCGCACAAGGAACAAGTGGAAGCAATGGAACCAATGGAACCAATGGATCACAAGGAACTACAGGAATTCAAGGAAGACAGGGAACAAGTGGAAGCAATGGAAGCAATGGATCACAAGGTGCTACTGGCGCACAAGGAACAAGTGGAACCAATGGAACCAATGGAACTGGTGGATCAATTACAAATGATACAAGTTCTGGCACCACATATTATCCACTACTAACAACAGCAACTAGTGGAACTCTCTCTGGTGCTACTGTAAGTTCAACTAAACTATCATTTGTTCCATCAACTGGAACGGTGACTGCTACAGACTTCGCAGCAACTTCTGATGCAAATTTGAAGACAGTTGTAAACAATATTCAAAATGCTACTGAAAAAATAAAGAGCATTAGTGGTGTAGAATTCGTTTGGAATGATACAGCAAAAAATATTGGTGTGAGCGATAGCAAAGAATTGCAAATTGGTGTTCTAGCGCATCAAGTAAAACAACTATATCCTTCTATGGTCTATACGCACGAAGATGGATACATGAGAGTAAATTATGACAAATTAATTCCAATTTTAATTGAATCGATTAAAGAACTCAGCGATAAAATTGACAGTATTCAAGGAAAATAAGAATGACTTTGCAGAGCAGCGCCAGTGGCGCAGATCCGTTAAAATTTTCAGAGATTCAAGCTGAATTTACGCCACAAGGATCTGCTAGTAATTTTCGAGCATATTTGAAAGGAGCAGGCATAGTACAAAGCAATGATATTGTGCCTAATGTTCCAACTTCAGGTACGATGAATATTTTAAATTTTTTGGGCGCCGAGTGTTTGCATGCTACATTGAATAATTTTAATGCTGGAATACAAGACATAATATTAACTAAAACTTCAAATGCTCCAGGCACTGCGGCATCAGCAAGAGTTGGTATTAATTTGTACAGTGACGGCAGCGCAATATATTACTACGCAACGAATACTGTAGTAATTGATAATTTTACAAGTTTTACTTGGAAAACTGGTGGCGGTTCATCTGGAAATTATTATGCATATATGTATGCGCCTACTGGAGATTCATTTTCAGAAAATGCAGGAACTGATACTCCATTAATATTAAGTTCAACTAGAAATTGGCGTTTAGATGCTTTTGCTATAGCAGAGAAATCATTAACCTCTACTTTAGAAATTCGCAATTCTAGTAACGACGTTTTAGTGTCAAAAACATTAAGGTTTACTGTAACTGCAGAAAGCACTGATTAATATAAAAATAAATAAAACGGATAAATTAAATGGCATCACCAACATCTCGTACAGAATTAAAAGACTATTGTTTGAGAAAACTTGGATTTCCTGTGATCGACATCAACGTTGATGATGACCAATTAGATGATAGAATTGATGACACATTGCAAAAATTCCGTGAGTTCCATTATGATGGAACTGAAGAAATATATCTTGCTCATCAAGTTACTAATGGTGACATATCAAACACATATATCACAGTGTCAGACAACATAATAGGAATAACTAGACTTCTTCCAGTTAGTTCTGGATCAATCAGTTCAGATAGTTCGCAAGGATTTAATATATTTGATATAAACTATCAAATTCGTTTAAACGATTTTTATAATCTATTGTCTAGTTCATACACATATTATGTCATAGCAAGAGAACATTTGGCTATGCTAGATATGATTGTTACTGGAGAAATTCCTTTCTCTTTCAATAAAAAAGTTGGTAGAGTAAATTTGTATATGGATTGGACTGGAAGATTGGCAGTTGGAGACTATATCGTGTTTCAAGCAACACGCATAGTAGAACCAACAACTTATACAAAAATATTCAATGATTCATGGGTAAAATCATATACAACTGCATCATTTAAACAACAATGGGGTGCAAACATAACCAAATACACTAACTACACGCTTCCTGGTGGATTAGTTGTAAATGGTGAAAAAATATACAATGATGCTGTTGCAGAACTTGCACTGTTAGAACAGCAACTTAGAGATGAATATGAATTGCCACCGCAAATGTTTGTGGGGTAACTAATGGGTACTAGTGTATACTTCAACAATCAAAACGCAACACGCGAACAATATTTGGTTGAAGATTTAATTATTGAATCAATTAAAAATCATGGAATAGATATCTATTATATTCCTAGAGATTCTCACTCTACTAATGATGAGTTATACGGTGATGATCCTGTGAAGAAATTTACAAAAGCATATTCTATAGAGATGTATCTAGAATCTTCCAATGATTTCGAAGGAAACCAAGAATTTTTTGGCAAGTTTGGATTAGAGATTCAAAAAGCAGCCAAAGTTGCTGTTGCTCGTCGCACATTCGAAAGATATATCCCAACATCTGTTCGCAATCTACCAAAAGAAGGCGATTTAATTTGGCTTCCAGTGCAACAAAAACTAATGGAAGTTCGTTTTGTTGAAGAAGAAAAAAACTTCTTCCAAGCAGGTAAGGTTGCACCATACATGTATGGATTGAATTTAGAAGTCTTCAAGTACAACGGCGAACTAATTCAAACTGGTATACAAGAAATAGATGACATTACTGATCAAGTAGCATTTGCTATTAATTTTACATTGGCTTCTGGCGGAACTGGTTCGTTCAGAGAAGATGAAGTTGTATATCAAGGAACATCTTTATCTGCTGCAACTGCCAGGGGTTATGTTGCTGGTTGGGATATTTCCACTAGAATAGTCAAAGTTAGAAATATCAAAGGCGAATTCGCTGCTGGAGCAATTGTTGGCTCTACAAGTGGCGCGCAATGGACAATATCTGCATTAAACGACCAAGAAAATGCAAATGATTTATATGATGATAATGTCAGAATTCAAGGTGAAGCGTCTGACTTTATAGACTTTACTGAAAATAATCCATTCGGTGAGCCATAATGTTATCTTCTAGACATTTCTATCATAGAACAACTAGAAAATTGGTTGTAGCATTTGGGACTATGTTCAATAATCTCAAATTATATCGATACACAAAAGATGGTGACACTGAAATTGAACGAGTTACTGTCCCACTAACATATGCCAATAAAGAAAAATATTACACACGCATAACTCAAGATCCAAATCTAGCAAAACAAACATTAATTGATTTGCCTAGAATGGCTTTTGAGATGGTTTCTATAACATATGATCCTTTGAGAAAAATATCTAATTACAACGAACTGTTTTCACCAGGACAAGATGGTAATAAAATTACCACAGTGCGCGCAGCGCCATATAATTTTGCCTTTGATTTAAACATATATGTTCGCAATATAGAGGATGGTTCGCAGTTAATTGAACAAATACTTCCTTACTTTACACCCGATTATACACTAGCACTAAATTTAACTGGCATTCAAAATGACATTGTTAATGTGCCAATAGTATTAGAATCTATTTCGTATGAAAACAGAGTTGATTCTGATAACGAATCAACACGAGTTATTGTTTGGAATCTAACATTTACCGTACAAGCATTTTTGTATGGGTATATTAATGACGACATTAAGATTATTCGCAAAGTCACCGCAAATACTTTTGATAGCACCGCATTACAGAAAAAAGAACAATTAATAACACTGAGCAGTGGATCTGGTCAGTATAAAATTGGTGAATTGGTTTTCGTTGGAAGCAAGTTATCAACTGCCAACGCGAGTGGATTTGTTGGTAGTTGGAACAACACATCAAACCAATTATTTGTAACTGATATTACAGGTACATTTAAAACAAATTCTAGACTTATTGGAGCAGTGACAAATGCTTCATATGTAATTTCTTCTTTTGCAGATGCTGATAATAAACTTATGAAGTTGCAAGTAACCCCAAGACCTAGTACTGCAAATGCAAACAACGCATTTGGATTTGACGAGAGCATTACATACTATCCTAATATAACTTAATTATGAGCAATGTAGATAAGAATTTAGCAGAAATTTTGAATACTGATTATGTGCCTGTAGTGAAAGAAGATAAACCCATAACAGTTCATCAAGATAATACTGAAAACCCAGACGCGAATTATTCTCGCGCAAATTACTATAATCTTATTGAGAAAGGCAACGAAGCACTCGATGGTATTTTAGAAGTTGCCAAAGAATCGCAGCACCCAAGAGCGTATGAAGTAGCAGCAAACATGATTAAGAATCTCTCTGATGTAACAGAGAAATTAATGATTCTACAAAAACAGCAAAGAGAATTACAGCCTAAAGATGCTGCTTCAACAAATATTAATGTCGACAAGGCAGTATTCGTTGGGTCTACAGCTGATCTATTGAAGAAATTAAAGAATGAATCTAACGACTAGAATGAAACATTATTTGGGTAATCCTAAACTCAAGAGAGTTGGGATTGCTCAATCGATGACTGAAGAACAAATTACTGAGTTCATCAGATGTTCTAAAGACCCAATTTACTTTATTGAGAATTATGT